ACACCTGGCATTGCTGTGAGTGAACCCAACAAGTTTGTGGGCACACCAGAAGAAAATGAACAGTACTATTCAACACTTGGATTGACCCAAGTGCCTGTGGCAGAAGCACAACGCCGAGCTGAATCTGACAACATCACAAGATTGAATGCAAATCCAGACAATGATGTTGCATTTTCTGTGAGACCTGCACACACTCCTTCCACACAGTCATTGATAGCACAAGGACTCATCACAGATCCTGTGAGAGGCACCACCACATCGTCTGCCAGACGTGAAACTCCTTCACAGGTGTTTGGCATATCCACGCCAGGACCCATTGACTTTGCAGGACAGCAGACTCGCAAAAAAGAATCCATCAACAGACACGGCAGAATTCACACAGATGCTGACGATGAGTTTGCATTTGACAAAGTGGCACACTCACGTTTGGGTGGCAACACATTTGTGATGGATGACGGCACTCCAGTCAAGCGAGAAGGTTCTGTAAATGTCACAGACATTGAAAATGAACTGATCAGATTGAGAACTCGTTCAGGCGCACAGGTTTTACTGCACAACTCAAAAGATGTTGTGTACATCATCAACAATTCAGGCACTGCTTGGATTGAATTCACCCAAGATGGCAAGATTGATGTGTATGCCAAAGACTCTGTGTCAATCCACACTCAAGCAGACATGAACTTCAGAGCAGACAGAGACATCAATCTTGAAGCAGGTAGAAACATCAACATCAAGGCCACAGGCGAAAACACTGCAACTGATCAAACCACAGGTCGTGTTCACATTGATGCCAACACCAACTATGAATTGGTGATTGGACAAGATGGATTGATCAAAGCAGGCGCAAACATCAAAACCTATGCTGGCACAGACTTTAATGTCAACACAGGAAATGAAATACATTTGGACACAGCTGCAAAATTAGACACAAATCTAACAACAAGTTTATCAACACACACTGCGTCAGAAAAAACTTCCATCATGAAACGCATACCCACCCAGGAACCGTGGCAAGATCATGAAGACAAAAAACGGGATGAAGTCACCACCACAAAAACAGACAGGGAACAGTCCTAATGCCTGAAGTGGCAAGAGTGGGCGATTCACTGAGCACTGGACATGGTTGTACAGCAACCACCACTTTGGACACACCTTCACAGAGCACTGTGTTCGCCAATGGCATATTAATATGCAGAGTGGGAGATCCCACAGTGTCACATCCATTTCCACCAGATCCGCCTTGTGCACCACACGTGGCAAACATCAATGCAGGTTCCAGCACTGTGTTTGTGGCAGGCGCGGCAGTGGGCAGGATAGGAGATTCTGCAGATGCTGGTGCAATCACATCTGGTTCGCCCACTGTGTTTGCAGGCGGTTAAATATAGCACATGGCCATCGTATCATTCAAAGATCAAAAACGCACCACAAGGACACCAAAGAACCAAGTGTTCAGTGGTTTTTCCACACAGGGCAGAACATTCCAAGACCCCAAACTGTATGACATTGAATTGGTCAAACAGGATCTGCTCAATCATTTCAACATCCGCAAGGGTGAAAAGTTGGAAAATCCGGACTTTGGCACCAACATTTGGCTGTACATCTTTGATCCACTGGATCAAGACACCAAAAATGCTGTGATACAAGAAGTTGAAGATGTGATTGCTTATGACCCCAGAGTGCAGTTGGATCAGATTGAAGTGGATGAATATGAACACGGTCTACAAATCCGAATGTCTTTGCTGTACATTGGTTATGGCATTGGCGAAAGCATTGACCTGTTGTTTGACAACCAACAAGGCCTGCTCACAGGTGCTCAAACATTCTATCCAGTCAACACAACAAATTAAACTACCATTTAATTTAATCAATAAATACTCATAATGGCATCAACCAATCGTCAAAACTCTCTCCTTGCCACCAGAGCATGGCAAAGAATCTATCGCACATTTCAACAAGCAGACTTCAAATCATATGACTTTGACACCATTCGCAGAACTCTGATTGACTACATCAAACTCAACTATGCAGAATCATTCAACGACTTCATTGAATCATCGGAATACATTGCACTGATCGATCTCATTGCCTATGTGGCACAATCAATTTCCTACAGAGTTGACCTCAATGCCAGAGAAAATTTCATTGACCTTGCAGAACGCAAAGAATCAGTGTTGAGATTGGCAAGACTCATTTCTTATCAACCCAAGCGGAACATAGCAGGTTCAGGATTCCTAAAAATTGATTCTGTCTCAACCACAGAATCTGTGTTTGATTCATCAGGCAACAACTTGGCCAACACATCAATCCTATGGAATGACATCACCAATGATGCTTGGCAAGAACAGTTCAATGCTGTGTTGAATGCTTCATTTCCAAGAGAACAGTTTGTGGGCAAACCCACAGCACAAGACACCATTGCAGGTGTACCAACAGAATTGTACAGGATAAATGGCAACAATCTATCAGAACCCATCTATCCATTTTCAAAAAACATCAACGGCATCAACATGTCATTTGAAGCAGTGCCCTGTTCATTTGTGGGACAATCGTATGTGTACGAAGAAGCACCCATACCAGGCAACTCTCTCAGTCTGTTGTACAAAAATGATTCCAAAGGATTTCAAAGCAACAACACAGGATACTTTGTTCACTTCCGTCAAGGCACAATCAACACACAGGATTTTTCTGTCACCAACACAGCACCCAACACCATTGTGTCCATCACAGAAAACAACATCAACAATGATGATGTGTTCCTGTTCAAATTAGATCAAAATGGTGTGATTGAATCACGCTGGACCAAAGTGCCTGCCATCACAGGCAACAATGTGATCTACAACTCATTGGAGAATTCCATCAACAATCAATTTGCTGTGGTGACCAAAGCCAATGATCAAATTGATCTTGTGTTTTCAGACGGCGTGTACGGCACCCTGCCACAAGGCAACTTTAGATGTGCGTTCAGACAGAGCAACGGATTGACCTATTATATTCAACCAACCAACATGCAGAACATTTCCATTGATGTTGACTACACATCAAGAAATGGTCAGACCAACACACTCACTATAACTGCATCACTCAAAAACACAGTGACAAATGCATCTGCATCAGAGTCCATCACAGACATCAAGACACAAGCACCACAGGCGTTCTATACCAACAACAGAATGATCACTCCTGAAGACTATCAGATTGTGCCAAAACTGCAGAATCCATCTGTGGCCAAGATCAAATCACAAGTGAGAACTTCATCAGGTATTTCAAGATTTTTAGACATTGTGGATCCAACTGGTGTGTATTCACAGACAGACATTGTGTCAGATGATGGCGTGCTGTACAGAGAAGAAGACACAGAGTCCTTTGACTTTCAGTTCATCACCAGAGACGACATAAGGAAAGTCATTGTGGGCAGTTTGGATGACGTCATCAAGTCATCATCTCTCAAACAATTCTACTACAAAAATTATCCAACACTGACCATTTCAAACACCACTTGGAACAAAAGCACACAAACCACCAACCAAGTGACAGGTTATTTTGACAATGGTTCACCCGCAGCCATAGGATCGTCTGCAACTTCTAATTTGCGTTACATCACAGAAGGTTCTTTGGTGAAATTTACTCCCCCAGTTGGTCAACACTTCATGCTGAACAATGGCACACTAATGACAGGTGCTTCATCGGGCATGCCTGGATCATCTGACATTGCTTGGGCAAAGATTGTTTCAGTCACAGGCGATGGATCAAATGGTGGTCAAGGCAATCTTGCTGATGGCACAGGTCCGGTCACTCTCAATGATCTTGTACCTTCCACTGCTGTGTTGTCTGAAATCATTGCCAAGTTTGACACCACGCTCACAACCACAGTGCAAGACGCCATCTTGGATCAAGTGGTGCTGTACAACAACTTTGGACTGGGATATGACACCAACACAGCCACATGGTATGTGATTGCAGAAGATGATCTCAACACAGGTGCATTTGATCTCGCCAATGCACAGGACACCACCAGTTCAAATCTTGATGCTTCGTGGCTGATAAGATTTGCCACCAACGGTGTGTCGTACACAGTGTACAACAGAGCCACAAGATATATTTTTGAATCATTTTCACGAAACAAGTTTTACTTTGATGAATCAGTCAAAATCAATGATCCAGAAACAGGACTCACCATCAAGGACAAGATCAGAGTGCTGAGATCCAATGTTGGTCCAGATTTCACATCCAGCCTAACCTTTGACTATGATTGGCAGATTGTAAAAAATGTGCTGGGCGAAGATGGCTATGCAGACACAAGGAAAATGCAGGTTGGATTCTTTGATGATGATGACGATGGTGTGGTAGACAATCCAGAACTGTTTGATCTCATCGTGGAGCCACTCACTGATGTCAACAACAAGTATGTGTTTTTCCAAGAAACCACAGATCAAGGCATCACAATATATGTGCCCATCAACAACACCACTGTGGTGACCAATGAACAAGAATCTGACATTGATGACTTGACCATTTATCCCAACGGTCAGTTGTTTTATTTCCACAGCACAGATGAATTCAAAACCTACAGCACCACCACTGGTGTGTTGACTGCTGTGACAGGATATCGTGCAAGAGTTGGCAGACAGGACTTGTTGTACAACTACAAACACGGCGCCCCCAGATCAAGAAGAATTGATCCTGCTGTGTCAAATCTCATTGATGTGTACATGATCACCAAGGCATATGACACTGAATTGAGACAATGGCTGGCAAAAGGACAATCCACCACCAGACCCACAGCACCCACTCTGTTTGATCTTGAAAGTGCATATCTTTCATCACTGGATGAATTCAAGAGTGTGAGCGACGAAGCGGTGATCAACCCAGGCGAATACAAATTGATCTTTGGTCCAGGTGCTGATGCAGAACTACAGAGTCAATTCAAAATTGTCAAGAATCCCAACACCAATGTGTCAGACAACCAAATCAAGTCTGATGTGATATCAGCCATCAACACATACTTTTCACTTGAACTGTGGGATTTTGGAGACACATTCTATTTCACAGAATTGGCTGCCTATATCCACAATCAACTAGCACCAGACGTGTTGAGTGTGGTGATTGTGCCCGCACAGAGTCCCAACGGATTTGGATCTCTGTTCCAAATCAATTCAGAGGACAACGAGATACTGATTTCATCCGCCACAGTTGATAACGTAGAAATTATCACTTCAATCACAGCTGACAAACTCAAGGCCACAGGCACAGTGGTTACATCGTCCACTGTGGCAACTACCACAACATCCACTGTTGCCAGCGTGAGCGATACCACAACATCATCAGGCAGTAGTGGAGGTTACTACTAATGGCGACGTCATCAAGGAAATCACATGAACTGTTGCCTCAAATTTTCCAAACAGATCGCAACAAAAGATTCCTACAAAGCACCATTGACCAACTGATCGAACCCACACAGTTGGAAAAACTGTCTGCGTATGTGGGACAGAGATATCGTCCTTCATACAGATCCACAGATGTGTTCCTGGACGAAGTCACACAACAGCGACAAGACTATCAACTTGAACCCACAGTGACCTACAAGAGCAACGGTGAAGACATTGACTTTGCTCACCAGTACATTGACATTGTCAATCAAATCCAAGCAGAGGGTGGTTCAGCTGCCAAACACAACAGGATATTTGAACAGGAACACTATGCCTACACACCACCCATTGATGCAGACAAGTTTGTGAACTACAGACAATACTATTGGCTGACAGATTCAATTCCATCAGTGACCATCACTCCAGAAAACACAGGATCCACCACAACCTTTGGTGTGACCAATGTGGGGTTTGAAGCATACCAGTTCACCCACAAAACAACCAACAATCCAGACATCATCGTCTACAAAGGCAACACATACAATTTCAAAGTGTCTGCTCCTGGCCATAATTTCTGGATCAAGACACAACCAGGCACAGGTGAAGATGACGGATTTGATCCTGTGTATGTGGACAACAATGGCACAGATGATGGCACAGTCACACTGAGAGTGCCTGCGGCAGATTCTTCCACAACCAATCCCACTGTGTTGTACTATCAATGTGAACACCACGCAGACATGATAGGACGCATCATCATCCAAGACCTTGATGTTGATCAATTTGATCCAGCAGAAAATATTCTGGGCACACTGGGATTCACAGACCCCACGGGTTTTGAACTCAGCAGTGGCATGAGAATCACATTTGGATCCACAGTGGACAGCACATATGCCAGCAACACTTATTACATAGAAAATGTTGGCACCAACATCATCATGGTGTTGAACGCTGATCTTGAAATTGTGGAAACCTACACAGATGCCACAGTGCCAGACTATTGGACCATCAACAGGGGATCTGATGATCGCAATGCATGGTCAAGATACAACAGATGGTTTCACATTGATGTCATTAAGAGTGTTGAAAACAAAAACAACACCACTGTGGCCATCACAGAAAGCCTCAGAGCCAAAAGACCTATTGTTGAATTCCTTCCTGGTCTTGAATTGTACAATCATGGATTGACTGGACGAATTGTTGATGTGATTGACACAGAACAAACGGATGCACTGTCATTTGTGCAGGGCACAGCAGGATACATTGCTGATGGAGTGTCTCTGCAGACAGGTGACACTGTGGTGTTCACAGCAGATCCAGAACAGCGAGACAAAATTTTCACAGTTGAACTGCTCACTCTGGAAGATTCCACACAGTTGGTGTATTTGAATCTTGATCAAACCCTCACAGCCACAGCACAATTGGCCATCTCAGCAAGATCAGGCACCAACAACGGAGGCAAGACCTATTGGTATGATGGCAGTGCATGGAATCTTGCACAGCAAAAAACTAGTGTGCAACAGAAACCCTTGTTTGATGTGTTTGACGCCACACACGTGAGTTTGGACAATGCCACATCATATCCATCCAGCACATTTACGGGATCCACACTGTTTGAAATTGCCACATCAAGTCAGGGCACTCCCGACACTGTGTACGGCACCAATGTGATCTATGACCGTGTGGGATTGATCAACGATTTGAGAATCAACGACACATTCAATTCAGGCACATTCACATACACATCAGGCTCCAGCACAGTGACAGACACTTTGAAACAGCATCATTTACACATCAACAGAACAGGCTACACCAGACAATTGATCAACAACTGGCGAAAATTGCCTTTTTCTAATTCGCAAAAAATAATAAAAGTTTACACAGCAGATGCTGATCAAACATACTACAAGGTCGATCAATATCTCAGACCTGATCAACTCACTGATCTGGTGACACAGGTTTTTGTCAACGGAGTGTTCACCACAGACTACACTCGAACCACCATCAATCAAACTGTGTATGTGGTGTTGGACACAGCATCAACTGAGAATGATGTGGTCACTGTCAAGGCATATTCAAAAACAGGCACACCATCAGGTGAAGGATTTTTTGAAGTACCTCTGGGAATACAACGTAATCCATTGAATGAAACCATCACCCAAACCACTCTAGGTGATATCATACAACACTTTACGTCTGCCACACAAGAAATAGCCACATTCACTGGTACAGCAGTGGGTGCCAACAACACCAGAGACATCAAACTGCCATTTCAGTATGGTTCCACCATACTGCAACACTCAGGTTCTGTGCCATTGGCATCTGTGTTCCTCAAAGATGAAGTTCTTAATCTGCCCAAAGCAATGAGATATGCAGGCAGAGAATATGAAAAATTCAAAACTCAAATCATTCAAACTGCAAATACTCTGTCTTTGGATCAAACAGACGAACTCAATCTTGATCGCATCCTGAGAACCATCAATCAAAACAAAAATTCTAATTTTGCATTTTACAATTCAGACATGTTGGGGTATGGCGATGACAAAACTGTGTTGACCTACACAGTGACAGACACATCCATTGTGTACTATCCTATCACCAGTCGATTTGATTTGGCCACACTGAGTGAGAGAGCTGTGTATGTGTATCTCAATGATACACAACTGGTGCATGGTCAAGGCTATGTGTTCACAGACACAGATGATTCATCTAATCAAGTGGGCATTGAAATGCTGGCCGTCACTGCTGTGAATGATGTCATACGAATTGTTGAACACAACAACACATATGCTTCATACATTCCTGCAACACCAGCCAAGCTGGGACTAGCACCCAAATACAAACCAGAGATTTATTATGACACTTCGTATCAATCACAAGATTCATCTGTGAACGGAGTGCAAGTGATCAGAGGACACGATGGTTCCATCACAGTGGCCTATGGTGATTTCAGAGACAACATCATTCTTGAATTTGAAAAAAGAATTTACAACAACATCAAGGTCACACACAATCCTGATCTACTGAACATTGCTCCTGGATTTTTCAGAGATAATGAATACACAGATCAAGAGTATGAAAGATTTTTTGCAAGAGATTTTTTCACCTGGACAGGAACCCATGCAGTTGACTACACCACCAACACAACCTATGATTCGGGAAATGATTTCACATACAACTACAGCAGATATGCCAATTCGATTGACCAGACACATTTGGAAGGATATTGGAGAGCCATATACAAAAAATGGTATGACACAGACACTCCACAACTCACACCATGGGAAATGTTTGGTTTTTCTGAAAAGCCTGCTTACTGGGAAGGAAGATATGGTCCTGCACCATACACTTCAGGTAATTTGATTCTGTGGAATGATGTGGCAGACGGATTCATAGCAGGCGGTTCACGCAAAGGCTACTATGAAAAGTATGCCAGAGGACAATCATTTTTAGGAGTGATTCCTGTGTCAGACTCGGGTGAACTGTTGGCACCAACCAATGCAGGTATAATTGGATCATCTGCTGTGTCTGACAGTGATCGGTCTGCCAATTGGTTGTATGGCGATCAAGCACCGCCAGAGACTGCTTGGAGAAGATCCAGTGGTTACAGGTTTGCTGAACAGGTTGCTCTGTTTCTTGCCAAACCTTCGAGATATGCAGGTTTATACTTTGATTATTCGAGATACAGCACAAACTTTGACAATCAAATTGTGTATGAAAACACAGTGAGAGTTACTCCCAATGAACTCAAACTGCCCACAGGCACCACACTTACTGCTGGATACATCAACACAGTGTTTGATTATGTCAAACATCTTGGCTACGCTCAAAACACATACATCGCCAACAGACTGGACAATCTCAGTGTGCAACTCAGTTACAAGTTGAGTGGATTTACCAACAAGTCAAATCTACAAATCATCATAGGTGCTGTGTCTCCCACATCAACTAATAGAGGTGTGTTCATGCCACAAGAAAATTTCCAACTGTTGCTGTACAAATCAGCACCAGTGGTGACAGCCAACTATTCGGGTGTGGTGGTTGAAAAATCTTCAGGTGGCTACAAGGTGAGCGGATATTCCAACTTTGACAGAACATTCACATATTTTCCGCCAAGACAGAACAACAATTTCACTAACATTACAATTGGTGCAACCACAGATCCATTCACTGTGTGGCAGCCAGGCGGATTCTATGTGCGTGGAGCCATTGTGAAAAATGGGGCCACGTTCTATCGTGCCAACACCAACATCAGCAGTGGACAAACATTCAATGAAGACAACTGGACCACCATAGGCAACACTCTGCCACTCAAAGGTGGCACCACAATAAAAAAATACAAAAATTATCTTGCCACCACCAGCACAGTGACCTATGGCACAGAATTCGCCACAGCACAAGCAGTGGCTGACTTTTTGTATGGATACAGTGAATATCTTGAGTCACTGGGATTTGTGTTTGAAGACTATTCCAAGGAACTTGACACACCCATCAATTGGGATCTGTCTGTGAAAGAATTCTTGTTCTGGACCACACAGAACTGGGCCAATGGATCGGTCATTGCTCTATCGCCGGCGGCTGCCCAACTCAAGTTTGTAAGAGCCAACACAGTGGTGGATGATCTCACTGACACAGACCAATACTACACAGTTTTACAACAGGATGGCCTGCCTATCACTCCTTTGAATCTTTCAACCACACGGAAAGATGGAGAATTCACTGTGGCCACCAATCCAGATGAAGATGGTGTGTACAATGTGGACATCAAAGCAGTGCAGAAAGAACATCTGTTGGTGCTGGACAACATCACAAGTTTCAATGATGCTGTGTTCAACACAGTGACAGGAGCGAGACAGGACAGAATCAAATTGGTCGGATTCAGGACAGCAGGATGGAATGGAGATGTGTATGCTCCAGGAGGCATCATTGACAGGGCCATCATCAGCAATTGGGCTGCCAACACAGACTACAAAATAGGCGATGTGGTTGCTCTGCAAAACAAAACATATGTGGTGATTGAAAATCACACATCGGGCACAACATTTGATGCCAAAAAATACAAACTTAAATCCACAACACCAACACCAGATCTATTGCCTAACCTTGATGCCAAAGCAGAATCATTCAGAGATTTTTATTCACTGGACACAGACAACTTTGATGCTGTGCAACAGTCATATGCTCAACACCTTATTGGATATCAAACTAGAACATTCTTTGAAGATCTTGGATTGGATGAAATAACCCAGTACAAATTTTATCAAGGTATGATCCGTGACAAAGGCACCAGCAAACCAATCACTCGTTTCAGAAGTTTAGAACAAGCAAGACAGTCCAACACCTATGATATATTTGAAGAATACGCATTCAGAGTTGGCGAGTATGGTGGACACAGAACACTCAAAGAATATGAATTCACTGTGGATGAACGCAAGCACCTGCAACAAAAACATGTGTATCAAATCACTGACCAAGCACAAGCAGACACAGATGTTGTGATCAATGTGCATGATGACACACTGCTCAAAAGACCAGTTGAGTTTTCAACCACTGTGTTCCCCACACTTGCATATTCAGAAACAAATCAACCACAGAGCATTTTTGCATATCCTGTGGCTGGATATCCGCAACAATCTCAGGTTGATGCCACTGTGTTCAACGAACAAGATCTATTGACACTTGATGCCAACACCCTCAAAGAAGGCTTCACAGTGTGGATTGCCAACACTTCTGCCAATGATTGGGATGTGAGAAGATACAACACACTTGATTTAAACATCATAGACTATGTGCAGTTTGACAACAAGTTGCAGTTTAGATGTGCAACACCGCATGGATTGACTCCTGAGCAGTACATTGGCATCACCAACTTTGGCTCACTGGCAGATGGTGTGTATCAAGTGGCTTCTGTGCAAGACTCCACAGACAATCTTTACAATTTCACAGTCGCATATGAAGGCACTGTGGATTCCAGCAACAGCAGAGGCATTGTGGGTGTGTTTGCCACAGTGAGAATCAATTCAATTGATGACATTGACACTGTGTTGCCTGACAAAGATTTTGCCACAGGTGATTACATCTATGTGGACAACTCATACACCACCAGCGACGGCCTGTGGAAAGTGTATCAAAAAACAGAAAACACACAGTACGAATACAATGAACTGACCACTCTCAGTGATGGTGTAACACCTCAAGCCAACTACGGCAATTCTGTCGCCGTCAGCACAGACGACAACTACATTGCTGTGGGATCACCAGGCACCAATGATGTGTTCATCTACAAGAGACCAATTGCATTTGACTCAACCACAGTGGACAACTTTGCTCTCAACACACAGTTCACACTGCCTTATCTCAATGACTCTGCCATCACTGCAGGCATCA